AAGAAGACAAAGGAAGGCGTGTCAGCCGTGGTGCAGGATTTCGTCAATGATGCCACCAAACCCGATGGCGGCAGGTTTGAAGGTAAAAAGATCGGGGATAAATAAACCAATCCCAACAAGAAATGTCACTTAAAATTACTCGTTCCAGTGACAGCCGCGTAGTGAAGGCACTCCTTCACCGCGTTGCTGATATCCCTGGCGGTGTAACTGTTTCCATTGCTACCTTTGGGGGTACTGCCTTGAAAGAGGGGACGCCCATAGGAGCTCCGGATCCAACCACAGGATTATGTCTTGTCGTTAAAACCGCCGAGATTATTACTAACGCTGCCGACGATGCCATAGCCTACGAGGTTGATAAAGGGCATCACTTCAAAGTAGGAGACTACTTTTCTGCTGGTTCAGCAAGTGGCCAGATCATCACTGCCATTGACAAAACCACCAGTACTGTAAAGGACACTATCACTGTAGGCACTACGCTTGGAGTAGCAATTACCGCCGGCACTATCGGTGCAAAAGCATACCAGTCCACCGGAGTAAATCAGACCGCGTCGGTAACACCGATCGCCGTCGTAGGGCAGAACCTCGATGTTGTGGCAAGCGATAACCTCTTCGTTGATGCATGGCTGATAGCCGTGGTACGCGAGAGCAATGCTCCCCCTGTTAACGCAGCCATTAAGACCGCACTTAAAGGTGTTCATTATATCTAATCACTAAAAAAAGAAAACGATGAATGCATCATTAATGGTCGGTCTTACTGAAAGAGACATGCAGGCTGTGGTTAACACCTACAACCTCAAGGATCTGTATTATCCGACACTGTTCCCCGTAAAAAGGACCGAATTCCTGACCTGGAAAATGCTTGAAGGGCAGGCCGGTCTGCGCGTCGCTGGTGACATCATGTCACGCAACGCCACGATCCCAAGAAAAACCCGCGAAGCGATCTCCCGCATACAGGGAGACATCCCCAAACTTGCCGTCTCACGCGAGATGCTTGAGGATGAGCTCAACGAGTACTCCATACTCCTTGCCATGGCAAGGGATGACGTTGCCAAGAGGGCTCTTGTAGAGTTCTGGGCCAATGATCTCAAGTTCTGTTACGATGGCATATCCAACCGCGCTGAGTGGATAGCACTGAGGCAGATCTCCCTGGGTAAGGTAACGCTGACCAACACCAACAACGCCGCAGTTGTGACCGAGTTCGATGTTGACTATGCAATACCCTCCGCTCAGAAGATAGGTGTTAACACCACATGGGCCGGTACCTCCGGTAAGCCTCTGACAATCGACTTCCCGGCAGCTCTTGCTCTGGGCAGGGCCATCGGAGCCACCTACCGCTATGCCTTCATGAGCTCGGCAACCCTTGCCCGGTTTGTGGCACAGACTGAAGTCATCACGGCCTCAGCATCGTATCTGAACAACCTGGCAGGCATAGCACAGGAGCCTGATATTACGCAGGTCAACGCTATGCTGCAGCGCAAGGTGAAGTTCAGAGGTCTGCAGATAATCGAGATCGACCAGGAGGTAACCGTCGAACTGCCTGACGGTACCCGCACCACGGCCAATCCGTTTGAAAGCGATGTAGTTATGTTCTCTGAGTCAAGGACACTGGGCACGACCCATTACAAGGTCCCGGTTGATATGACACTCCAGGGCACTGCTGCCATAAGGGTCATGTCAGGTCATACATGCTTGAAGAAGTACTCTACCGACTCTCCTATCAAGGAAGTCACTGAAGGTATAGCCAACCTCTTCCCTGCATGGAACCTCGCCGGACGCTCTGTGCTGATGCAGACCAACGGAAACAGCTGGACAAAGTAAGTAATCGGTGGGGGTGAATAATCACCCTCGCCCTTTATAAACTTCCGGGCCATGGCTATAACCACCAACACGCAGTACCTGCAGGCTGCGCTTGCTAAGTTTGATGTCAGCGATAGTGATATTGATCTCATCCTCGTTGATAACTCTCTCTCGGGCGCTGCCGCTGTCAGTCCATCTGCCTGTAAGCTGGCGATCTACACCAGCATGAGTAATATCCTTCCTCTCTGTGATGTCAAAGAGGGCGGGTACGCCAAGACGTGGAACGTCGAAGGACTGAAGCTGTGGTATGCCTCGCTCTGTATAGAGCTGGGTATGCCTAACGCTCTGGCCCCGAAAGTCCGAAACCGCTCATATTTCTGGTAAGATGATCACACAGTACCCTCACTACCTGTACACGGACACGCTCTCCACCACCTCGACGCAGGACGCTAACGGCAACTGGATTCCAGGAACAGTCGTTGCTACCCTGCTTTCAAGGTGCCGCGAGGAGGCTGAGCCGCGCGCCAGGGAGGTACAGGCTGCCGATGGTAAGTTTTACGCTTACTCATCGATCATCCAGCTCCCAAAAGGCACGGCAGTGATTGCTGAGGGCACAGAGGTCTACGTAAAGACCCTCTCCACGGACACGCGCGTGCGCATCCGTGGGCAGGTCCTGAAATTTGACGTCGGACAACTTCACTCACGCATCTGGGTATGATAACGACATTTGACATAGACACCGAGCTCTATAAGGTACTGAAGGCCTCCACGGCGCTTACATCGGCGCTGACCGGGGGTATCTATACCGGGGAGAGGCCTGTCGGCTCCGTGAAGGAGGATGTGACTATCAACACACCCACCCTCACTCAGGATTACGAGCCACAGCGTGGTTATTCAAATGTCAACGTCATTGCTCAGGACCTGGTGGTTAAGATCGGAGGGATTGACCAGATGAAAGCGAACCGCGTGCGCCTGAAAACCCTTGCCACCCTGGTATATAATGCCCTTGTGGCTGCCCGCATACCAGGTGCGGGGTTGATAATAATGGGTCAGTCGGTTATTCCCGAGCCCGAGGTGTCGCAGCACTTTGTAAACCTGCGAATTGAATGGAGTATTCACTAATAAATAAATAACAAAATGATCACTCTCGGTTTATCTGAAATCTTAGTCGGCACAGCCGCCGCTGGCGGCACGATGCCTGGCACTATGACCAAGATCGGGAAGACGTATCAGGAGACCTGCGTAATCAACCAGGAACGCGCAGAGGTCACTGAACACTACGAGGAGGGCAGAGCCGCTCCCGAGGTGCGCCTGAAACAGAAAAAAGTACCCGTCTTGACGTTCTCACTGCTGGATCCTGATGTAGCTGAGCTCATCGCTTATGTCGGAGGCACTAACCTTGGCACCGTGGATGCTCCCAAGTGGGGCATGGATGGC